ATGCCATCTGGTTGTACGTCTGCTCTATATGTACCATATCTCCATTTAGTATCTATAGCAGAACTTGTTATTTTTAAAGATGCTTGTCTACCACGTGCACGTGTATCTATTTTTGTCGTTGTGGGTGATACCGTATATGGTCCATTTGTTGTAGCCGTGGAGCTCGGATATAATTTAAAATTTAATTCTACATTTACATTGCCACTTTGATCTTTAAAATCAGGTATAAATCTTTTTATTGACATAAGTTTTTCACCTGCTTGTGGTAAAACAAAATCACCTGATGTTATTGATGATGACAACGCTATACCATCTGCGTTGTTACCATTTTCATGACTATATAAAAAACTTCTTCCTGCAGTTAATCCAGTTATAGTACTAATTGTAGATGCTGTGCTAGAATTTTCAAATTCTATAGCTTGAGGAAATCCGTATACACCTTTATCAAACCAAGAAGATCTAGCAAGACTGCCAACATACCAAACATTTTCTAAATAATTATATGTCACTGATCTATTTATCACGTTTGATCCACTAGAACAGTAAAACCATGTAACCTCATTAAACTCTGTATTAAGACCAGCAAATGTGTCTTTTTGTGATGCTTCATCAATATCATTAAATACAAAATCTTCTACACTACATGGTATTTTTTGTACCGAACCATCAAACATAAAGAAAGAATCGTTGCCCATCCAAAATGATTTACCATTAGATTCCACAGCTGCGTGTTGTCCTACGCAACCACATGCAGAACCTAACTGTTGAAAGCCAAATACGAAAGGCGCACCAATTAATTGCATTTGATAGAGTGCAGTGTCAGACCATACGAGCACAGCACCACGTGAACGTTTTGCTGTTACAAGTTTTGAACCATCTGTAAGTCTTTGTGAACCAGCGGTATTAGTTGCGGTAGGTGTCCATGTAGCTGGATCTTCTTGATCTGACCAACGAAGAAACATGTCATCTCTTGTAGATGGAGTGCCTATAGTTGTTTCTGTGCCAAAACAAATGACGTGTCTATCCGTACCAGAAACTAAAACAAATCTGGTAGAAGTAGGTGCACCAGAAACTTGTGTTCTATTTGCACGTTGTACTGTTGATGTGCTAGCTGACGTATCCCAATAGTATAAACTGCCATTAAGTTGTTGTGCCAACACGTCTTCACCCCAGTTATCAAGCGACCATTTACCAGAATCTAATTGTACACTGTTTGGTGCAGCAAGAGCTGCACGTGATTTGTTCCAACCAGGTCCACCTGAAGCACCACCATAAGGTCCTGCACCCCATCCATATCCTTGTATAGAAAACGCTGGTCTAGTATTTATTTGATATTCTGCACTACCTGTAACACCACTAGCACCAGTTCCACTAGCCACTGCTTTTGCTGTAATAACATAATTGTTTGTATCTGTTACAGATTGTATTTCAAATTCACCTTGTAAATTTGTTGCTGTAATACCATTAGCTGTGCCTGATACACTAGATATTGTAACAAAATCTCCTTCTATTGCACCGTGTGTAGAGTCTGTTACGGTTACTGCAGTGGATCCATTTGTCGTTGTAAAATCTGTTATAGATGAACCAGTTGCACGTATAGGAGTAATATCATGAAAAGCTTGATTTTGATAAACGTATAATTTTTTATTAGTTCCAGTAATTAAATATTGATCACCATCTAAAGAAAACCAATTTATAATTCCTCTAGCTGCACCTAACAAAGCCTCTGGTGTTGTTTTTGCCCAACCACCTATTTTTTCTGGCAATCCATATCTAAAACGAACGTTATCACAATCTATCCATCTACCTTCTGCACCATACTCAGTATTTTGTTTATCTATACCTGGCGCTACTTGAATTTTTATAAGCGTCATTCAAGCTCCTATGTTGCGTTATCGTAAAATCTTATCCAACGTTCTGTACCGTTTATTCTTACTCTTATTGCACCAACTTTATTTGCTGAAGTTGTTGTAGCAGAAGATAAACTTTTTGATGCATCACTTGCAGATGTGCCAACAAAATTTGTAAATGCATAATCTTGATCTAATTGTTCTAATTCTAAAACTGGTTGTGCTCCTGAAGCAGAAGCTTGTCTAGCATGTAACTTTGCATTTGGTGTTGCAATACCCATACCAACACGATCTGTGCTACCATCTGTTATAATTAAATTTTGATCTGTATCACCCTCAAATCTAGCGTCTACTGCTGCACCTGATTGATTAAAAGTAAAAGCACCACCATCAAACGATACATCTCCTGTAACAGTAAGTGTGCCTGATAGTGCCATGTTTGCTAAATTTTCTGGTATTTGAAATGCTGATGTGCCGTCAGTGTAAATTAAATGTATTGCACCGGATGTAAGTGTTACGGCAGAACCACCAGATGGTCCAAATGTTAATGCGTGACCAGCTCTTGTTGTTGCATCTTTTATTATGTACCAATTAGGATTTGCTTCACACGTTAATGCAGTGGAACCTGACAATGTGCCTGTTAAGTTAAGAACAGCTCTACTTTGTTGATCGCCTGTACCACCACTGGCAACAGTTAATGCTTGTGATGTACCTGTGATAGAAATATTTGCATACCCTTTAATCGCATTTTCTATTTTTTCTAAATTATCGTTTGTTTTAGATCCCCACGTACCAGCGTTTGCACCAGTGGTCTGGAGGTCTAAATTTAATATTGTCGAATCAGCCATATTATCTCCTTATCCTGTTGTAACGACAGTCCATGAATTGCCACTAGAATCGTCTACACCATTCCAGATTGTTAATTTTGGATCTCCTACTGCTGACGTTATGCTTACACCATCTGGTATAACTAGCGCAGAAGCTACTACAGTTACTGTGCCTAAACCAAATGTTGCCTGCACACCAGCAGGAAAATATCTTGATTCTAATGTAACACTTCCTACAGCAAATGTCGAGGACACTCCTGTTGGTGCAACAAGAGCAGAACCTGAT